GCCGGCTCTACTAATGTTCTTAGGATGTCTTTTCTCAGTGCAGATATGCACTGGAAGAAAACTACCAAGCTTAGATAGCTGGTAGCTTCATCTAGAAATTTCGAGTCAAAACATAGATTTATCTATGATAGACGATGAGGTCTCAATATCATTTCAAATTAATTCTAATTAATAAGATAATTGTATGAAACCACAATTTCGAAAAAGACTATCCGGGCACTCCCAAGAAATTGGGCGTATGCTAGATAGCCAGACTGTCGCTACTGCAATCTCTAAGTTAACAAAGGTGGGTCTTCCTCTAGTTAGGAGGAAGATGCGAATGTTACGCTCTAGGATAGATGCTATAAAACCGTGTGATACACAGTATATAGCAAAGCTTATGAGAGATCATGAGCGTTGGCTTCTTCTTAATGAAGGAACCAATTATCCTGGTAGAATTGTTTATCGTCGAGTGTTCAGGGATGGGTTAAGAACCATCTCTGACCAAAAGAAGAAGAAATTTCTTCGTGTTCTTTTGAGCACTCATCGATCTTTAAGATCGACGTTAAATCCTTCTACCGAACGTATTGAGCGTAAGTATCAAGATTCTATCGTTGATAGTCTATTAGCTACTAATCACATTTCGTGGAAGAGAATTTTCTCCTTCCACCATCTTATGCTACCGGTTCATCCGGATACCTTTGTGAAGTACACAGGTGTGCATAAGAAGGGTATTGCTTACCATCGCGGTGAGCATTCGCCTTATGCGAAGAGTCCGATCGTCGATTCTAATCGACGTGCTAACGGGTTAGAGTTTCCAACTCAGATCCTGTTAACGGCTCGGGCTAATGGGAAGGCACTTACGTGCCAAATCAAGGATTACCTGGCTATAAAGGACTTACCGATATTCGAGAATATCTTGAATATTAGTAAAAATTGGAAAAGGTTACTTACCTTTCCCGATCTCTGTCCTGAATATGCTGATAAGCTTTCTTCAGCTAAGAAATTAGTTGAATCACGGCTTCATGTTATAGAGAGTCCCTCGGCTAAACCGAGGGTAATAGCAATTTTTGATTGCCACTCACAAATGGCTTTACAGCCATTCCATAAGATGCTTGATGAACTCCTTCGGAAAATTCCGACGGACTTCACTCACGATCAGCAAGCTGGTTTACACTACTTATCTTCTTATGCACAGAATGATGTTTGGTGTTCAAGTACCGATATAACAGCGGCAACTGACACCATCCCTGTGCATTTGATTCGTAGAATCCTTGAAAACTTGATCAAGCCCCCGGTCGTTGATGAACCTCTTAAATTCATCGATGATGCCCTTTCTATTCTGACAAATAGATCTTTCTATTTTAAGAATAAACCGTTTAGATACGGTACTGGGCAACCCATGGGGGCTTACGCCTCATTTCCACTTTTAGCTCTTTGTAATCATTGCCTTGTGCAGCTTGCTGCACAAATTTACTCGAAATCCAAGCGGACGTTCAGGAGATTTCCTGAAAACCGTCGGTTTTTCCGTAAATACGCAGTTGTTGGTGATGACATCGTCATCGCCCACCTCGGCGTTGCTATTGAATACGAAAAGCTCTTAGTTAAACTTGGGATTCCGATCAATAGGAGTAAATCTCTTGCTGGTCACGGAATTTTCGAATTCTGTAAAAGAATCTATCGAAAAGCGGAATTGCAAGGATTTCCATCCCTTAATGGGATCGGAACTTCTGTTCTTCTGGGAGACCCG